CCCTTCCCCCCGATCCCCCTATCTCTTACCCCCCTATAATCCCCCCTTAACCTCCCCCGAAAAGAAAGAGAGAGGGCGCGCTCTGTCGGTGGCGGTGGGGGAATTTGAAGACTCTACTTAGGCGAGAGGTGGTGAGCCCGTTGTGGCAAAAGGCAAATATCAGCGGTGGCTGGAGCCGGACGGGCTCCTGCTGCTGGAGGGCTGGGCTCGGGATGGGCTGACAGACGAGCAGCTTGCCGAAAAAATGGGAATAAACCCCGCAACCTTGTACGATTGGAAGAATAAGCATCCCGAGATTTCCGAGGCCCTAAAAAAGGGCAAGGAAATCGTGGATATCCAGGTGGAAAACGCCCTCTTAAAACGGGCCTTGGGCTATGAGTACATGGAGGAGCGGGCGGAGATCAGCGAAAAGGACGGCCGGAAGGTCATCCAGACCGTGAAGCAGGTCATACCAGACACGGCGGCGCAGATTTTCTGGCTGAAAAACAGGCGGCCGGACAGGTGGAGGGACAAGCCCCAGGAGAAGGCGGAGACTGTGGCCCAGGCTGATGAAATGACCCTGTCCGACAAGCTGGCGGCCATCAGAGAGGCGGCGAGGACGATTGACAACTAACGAGCTGGCCCGGTTGGCCGTCTGGTACAACCATCTCAGGGACACCAGCAACGACACTTTTATGCCGCTGTTTTCCTGCGAAAGCCGCTATCTGGTGCTCAAGGGCGGAGGCGGCTCTGGCAAGTCCATCTTCGCCGGGCGCAAGGTGCTGGAGCGCTGCGTTTCCGAGCCGGGCCACCGGTTCTTGGTGTGCCGCAAGGTGGCGCGGACGCTGCGGGAGAGCTGCTTTGCACAGCTCCGTGGGCAGATTTCCGAGCACTATCCCGACAGCGGGGCCGTGGTCAACCGGGGAGAGCTGCGCATCGTATTTCCCAACGGCTCCGAGATACTCTTTGCCGGATTGGATGACGTCGAAAAGCTCAAATCCATCTATGACATCACCGGGATCTGGATTGAGGAGGCGTCGGAGCTGCTGGAGGCCGACTTTAACCAGTTGGACATCCGCCTGCGGACACAGTGCCCCTACTACCTCCAGATGATTCTCACATTCAACCCGATCAGCATTACACACTGGCTCAAGGGGCGGTTCTTCGATCGGAGCGACTCCCGGGCCACGGTGCACGAGTCCACCTACAGGGACAACCGCTTTCTCACCCAGGAGGCGGTGCGGACGCTAGAGGCGTTCCGCGACACAGACGAGTATTATTACATGGTCTACTGCCTGGGCCAGTGGGGCGTCACCGGAAAGACCGTATTTGATGCCAAGGCCGTGACCGCCCGGCTGCTGGAGCACATCCAGCCGGTGCGGGTGGGGTATTTCGCCTATGACTACGACGGGCGGGCGGTATCCGGTATCCGGTGGGTGGACGACCCGGGGGGCTTTATCAAGGTCTACCGGGCGCCGGAGGCGGGCGTGCCCTATGTGGTCGGCGGAGACACCGCCGGGGACGGCTCGGACAGCTTTGTGGCCCAGGTGCTGGACAACTGCACCGGGGAACAGGTGGCCGTCCTCCGACACCAGACCGACGAGGATCTGTACTCCATGCAGGTGTATTGCCTGGGCATGTGGTACAACACCGCGCTGGTGGGTGTGGAGGCCAACTGGAGTACCTACCCTATCCTGACGCTGGAGCGGCTGGGCTATCCCAACCAGTACGTCCGGGAGGTGCTGGACGACTACACCCACGGCATCAAGCGGTCGTTCGGTTTCTGGACATCGACAAAAACACGCCCGGTCATCCTCTCCGAGCTGATCCGGGCCGTGCGGGAGGACATTACCATCGTGTCCGACGAGACCACGTTGCAGGAGATGCTCACCTTTGTGCGGGGCGAGGACTACAAGCCAAGGGCCGAGGAGGGCGCGCACGACGACTGCGTTATGGCCCTGGCAATTGCCCACCACATCCGCCCGCAGCAGAGATACACCGTGGAGGCCGGCCGGAAGGCTGGCGGCGCGGTGTGGGACGACTCCATGTGGGAGGACTATAACAACGCAGGCCCGGAGGAGCGGGAATACCTGATCAAGAAATGGGGGGAGCCCAAACGATGAAAAAGAGAGACAAAGACCGGCTGCGGCTGTGGCAGGACAGGCTCGGGCGGGCCAACGCGGCATATGAGCCGGAGCTGTCCAAAATGGACGGGCGGGAGGAGCTGTACCAGGGCTGCAGCCGCATCCGGCCCATCGTTTGTACCGCCCGGAAGAAGGAGACCCCCCACGTGCGCAACCTGTGCGCCGAGATGATCGAGAGCCAGGTGGACAGCAACATCCCCCAGCCCAAGGTCACGCCCCGGCGCAGAGAGGACGAGTGGCGGGCCAAGCTCATCGAGGACATGCTCCGCAACGAGTTGGACCGGCTGCCCTTTGAGCAGATGAACGACATCATGGAGCGCACCATCCCCATCCAGGGCGGCGGGGCCTTTTTGGTGGAGTGGGATAACAGCAAGGCGGGAAGCGCCACCGTGGGAGAGCTGGCCGTCTCCACCCTCCACCCAAAGCAGATCATCCCCCAGGCCGGGGTTTACACCGGCGTAGAGGATATGGACTACATCATTCTCAAAATTCCGCAGACCAAGGGGTACATCAAGCGCACCTACGGCGTGGACGTGTCTGAGGAGGCAGAGGAGGAGCCGGACGTCAAGGGCGGCAGCGGCGAGGGCACGGCGGACGACATGGTGACCCAGTATGTGGCCTACTACCGCAACCCGGACGGGGGGATTGGCCTGTTTTCCTGGGTGAACGACACGGCGCTGGAGGACTTGGAGGACTATCAGGCCCGGCGGCTGCGCCGGTGCGCCCGGTGCGGCGCGGTGGAACCCCTGGAGGCTGAGCCGGTGGATGCCCCGGCGGACAAGGGGCTGCTGCCCGGCATGACCCCCGACGGGGCGGGCGCGGGGCCGGACGGCACGCCCACCGGGCGGCGGGGCAAGCGGAAGGTCTGCCCCTACTGCGGCGGCGACAAGTGGGAGGAGGCCAAGGAGGAGTACGAGGAGGTCTATGTCCCCATACCCCGCAGCGACGGCACCGAGATTCCGGGGGCGCGGCCGGTGGAGGTTGTCACCGATACAGTGGACGAGCTGGGCTTGCCCGCGGTGGCGGTGGTGCAGGAGCCGACCCGGATTCCCTTCTACAAGCCGGACATCTACCCGGTTATCCTCCAAAAAAATGTGAGCGTGTACGGCAGGTTCCTGGGGGACAGCGATCTGGACAAGATTGCCGACCAGCAGAACACCACCAACCGCATCGAGGCCAAGATTATAGACAAGCTCACTAAATCGGGCAGTTACATCAGCCTCCCCAACGACGCCAAGATCCGCTACGACGAGGAGGACATGAAGAAGATCTATCTCTCCAGCCCGGCGGACAAGTCCTATCTGGACGTGTACGACCTCCAGGGGGATATTGAGCAGGACATGGCCTATCTGGCGCAGGTATACGAGGAGGCGCGGCAGGTCATCGGAATCACCGATTCCTTCCAGGGCCGCAAGGATTCCACCGCCACCAGCGGGACGGCCAAGGAGTTCTCCGCTGCCCAGGCCGCCGGACGGCTGGAGTCAAAACGGGTCATGAAGAATGCGGCCTACGCGGCGCTCTTTGAGGCCATGTTCAAGTTTAAGCTGGCCTACGCCGACGAGCCGCGGCCTGTGGTCTCCCACGACATCGAAGGCCGGGCCGAGTACCGGCAGTTCAACCGCTACGACTTCCTGGAGCAGGACGAGACGGGGGAGTGGCGGTGGATTGACGATTTCCTCTTTTCCTGCGACACATCCGCCCCCCTTGCCAACAACCGGGAGGCCATGTGGCAGGAGACGCGGATGAACCTCCAGACCGGGGCGTTCGGCGACCCGACCAACCTCAAGACCCTGATCCTTTTTTGGACGAAGATGGAGCTGCTGCACTATCCGGGCGCGGGCGACACCAAGACCTATCTGGAGCAGGAGTATCAACAGCAGCAGGCCATGATGCAGCAGCAGATGGCAATGCAGCAACAGCAAATGCAGCAACAGCAAATGCAGATGCAGGCGGTACAGGAGACGGTCTCCCGAGCCAAGCAGGATGCGGCCGAGGCCGCGCAGGACGGGGGGATCCCGGCAGCAAGGGCCACCTATATGGCATAAAATCAAGCGCACGCCAACAGCGAAGAAATGGCAAATCCAGGAGAAAGGAGGTGCGCAGTATGGCGAACGGATACATCGGCAAGGTCAGCCACAGCGGTGTGCAGAAGGTCACCGCCCCCAACCCCGCCACGGGAAAGAAGGGGAACGGCACAGCCAAGAAGGGCAACGACCTGAGAACGGGCAAGTAATAGGGTGAAAGGAGAACACACACATGGAAATCAACTACGGCGCGGTGTTTGATGTAGAGGTGCCGGAGACTACCACAGGCGCAGAAGAGACGGAGGCCGCCGAACCGTCGGAAAATGACACCACTACAGCCGCCGCACAAGGCGCAGAAGAGCAGGAGGCCGCCGCCCCTGCCGTAGAGGAAACGGAAGAGTCCGAACAGCCTCAGACGGAGGCGCCGGAGCAGGAACCCAAAACCGACCGCGACGCACAGTTTGCCGCAGCCCGCCGCAAGGCGGAGGCGGAGCGGGACGCCGCCATTGCCCAGGCCAAAGAGGACGCGCAGAAGCAGGTGGATGAGTTTTTCAAGAACTCGGGGCTGATGAACCCGTACACCGGGCAGCCCATCACCACCAGAGCGGAGTATGAGGCATACCGGGAGCGATTCGAGGCCGACCAGAAGGCCAAGCTCATGGAGAAGGCGGGCATTACCCAGGAGGAGTTCCAGGCGTTTGTCCAGGGCCTCCCGGAGGTGCGGGCGGCCCGGCAGGCCAAAGCCGAGGCGGAGGCCGCCGCAAGGCAGGCCAGAGAGCAGGAGGCAAAGGCAAGGGTGGACGAGCAGCTCCGGCAGATTCAGGCCATCGACCCCACGGTCAAGGAGCTGGGTGATCTGGCGAAGCTGGACACTTATCCCAAGCTGTACGACATGGTCAAGCGGGGCTACTCCATCCTGGACGCCTACCGTCTGGCGAACTATGACACGCTGACCCAGCGGGCCGCGGAGGCCAGCCGGAAGGCGGCCATCAACTCCGTGCAGAGTAAGCAGCACCTGAAAGCCACCGAGAGCCGCGGCGGCGGGGCGATCCCCGTGCCCGACAGCGTCCTTGAGGAGTACCGGGCCCTGAACCCCGGCGCGACCAAAGAGGAGATCCAGAAGCACTATCAAAGCTACATGAAGAACAGCCGAAAGTCCAATGGTATTAAGTCAAGGGGATAATACGAGAAAATTTTGAGGAAAAGTAAAGCAAAACGGATGTTTAGA